CCACCGAGCGGGAGTTTAACCTTTGGGCGAAAGACAAACGGGCCTGCGACGCTACCGGCATGAACAACTTCTACGGGCTCCAGCAGCTCGCCCTTGTGTCGTGGCTCCTATCCGGCGACTGTATCGGACTGATTAAACAGTACCCTGTCACCCGGCTGCTCCCCTACTCACTGCGCGTCCACCTGATTGAGTCAGACAGGATCGCAACACCGGGAGGCTACGGATCCGGGGGATCTGTCACTTATACGACCGGAAGAAACCCGGACAACGGGAACACGATCTACGACGGCGTAGAGGTTGACAGCAACGGCATGGTAGTAGCCTATCATATCCGCAGCAACTACCCGTTTGAACTCGGAGCGCCGACGACAACATGGGCGCGGGTGCTGGCTTATCAGGAGCACACCGGACTCCCCAACGTGCTGCACATCATTGACACCGAGCGCCCGGATCAGTACCGTGGCGTCAGCTATCTGGCACAGGTGATCGAGCCGCTGCTCCAGATCCGCAGATACACGGAGTCCGAGCTTATGGCTGCGGTGGTGGAGTCCTTTTATACCGCGTTCATCAAGATAGAGGCTCCGACCGACGAGAACCCGTTCAACCAGACGGATCCGGACGTGCCGGGAGAACCGAAAGGCCCCAACGACTACAGCATGGGGCCGGGCCAAGTCAATGTCATGGCTCCGGGGGAAAGCGTGGAGTTTGCAAACCCAACGCACCCGAACGGCAGTTTTGACAAATTCGTGGCAGCAATCAGCGCACAGGTAGGCGCAGCTCTGGAAGTTCCCGCGGATCTTCTACTGAAACAGTTTAATAGCTCCTATTCTGCCAGCCGCGCCGCCCTTCTGGAAGCGTGGAAGGCGTTCAAAATGCGCCGGGAATGGCTGGCAGACGACTTTTGCCGACCGTGCTATGAAGTGTGGATGAGCGAAGCCGTGGCCCGTGGGCGTATCTATGCACCGGGATTTTTCGACAACCCAACGATCCGCGCTGCATATCTCGGCAGCGAGTGGCTGGGCCCGTCTCAGGGACAGCTCGATCCGGTGAAGGAAATCACCGCAGAGATCCTCGCGTGCAGCGAGGGCTTTTCCACCCATGAGCAGAGCACGATCCGACTCAATGGCGGTCAGTGGGACGCCAATGTCGAACAGCTCCAGAGGGAAAACGAAAAGCTCGGAGGCAACGCGCCAGATCCACACCAAAACGGAAGCGGCTCAGGAGGCCCACAGCAGCCGCAAGAAGGCGAGGAACCGGCAGAGGGGGACAATAACCCACACAGCCCCGAAAATGCTCGCAGACGGGGCGCTGAGGCCCTGCGTGGCCTTATTATAAGCGAGCAGATCAAACAATCCATACAAGGAGGGACAGCCAATGAAAGCACCACATAGCTTGCACATGGGCCCGGCACCGGTAGCGGCTCCCGCAGCCACAGCGACAAAGTTCTGGAACGTAGCAAGCGTCAGCGAGGACGAGGGCGAGATCACCCTCTACGGCGACGTTATGAGCCAGCAGCCGATCGACTGGTGGACAGGCGAGCCGGAGCCCGGCCTCTATATCACGCCGGAGGGCTTCATGGAAGATTTGGCGGCCGTGAAGGACAAAGCCCACATCACCGTAAAACTCAACAGCTGTGGGGGCGACCTTTACACCGGGATCGCAATCCATAACGCATTGAAAGCGCTCAGCGGCGACGTGAACGTCGTCGTAGAAGGGATCGCTGCCAGCGCTGCCAGCGTGATTATGTGCGCCGGTGATACCGTGACCGTGTACCCCGGATCTCTGATTATGATCCACGGCGTCAGCGTCATGCTCTGGGACAGCCTGAACATTCAGGACATGAAGCAGCTCATTAAGGGTATGGACGCCAGCGAGCGGGCCGTCGCCGAAATCTACGACGGAAAGACCGGGCTCGGCGTTGATACCTTACGCAGCATGATGACAAAAGAAACGTGGATGACTGGGCGGGAGGCTCTCGACAAGGGCTTCGCGGACGCCTTAAAGGAGGACGAGGAAGAACCGGACATGAGCATGAGCTCAGATCGGAAAGTCCTCTATGTCAATGGTGTAAGCCACAACATTGAGGGCTTGCATAATGTACCGGGAACTATCCCGATCCAGAGAAGTGCCAAACCGGCAAAACGTCCGGCGGCAAATAAGAGGCCGACCAACAAGGCGGCAACAAAAACAGAAGGAGGTAAAAACCACATGACACTCGAAGAATTAAGGGCACAGGAGCCGGAGCTGGTGAGCCAGATCGAGCAGGAAGCCCGGAACACGGCCCAGACTCAGACCACCGACGCCGTAGCCGCAGAGCGCCAGCGTCTTGCGGATATTGACTCGATCGCTGCCTCTATCCCGGATCAGCAGCTTGTCCATGACGCCAAGTACGGGGACAAGCCTTGCACCGCTCAGGAGCTTTGTTTCCGCGTAATGCAGCAGAGCGCGGCGTCCGGGCAGCATTTTCTCGCAAACTACACGGCAGACGGCGCAGCGTCCGGCACTGCCAAAGTAGGCGCTGCTCCCAATGGCGGCACTCCTGCCAGCAAGGAAGAACAGGACGCGGCAGACATTCAGGCGGTAGTAAACGCCTATAACGCAAGTAAAGGAGGTACACAGAAATGAGTAAGAGACTCGACGAAACTCTCGGCACCGTCGGCTATGATAACCTGATTAACGGTTTATATCCTCCGGCTGAGCCGTTTTCCGTTGTGATCCGCAAGGGATCCGCTGAGACGACCTACAAGCGCGGCACCGTGCTGGCCCTGTCCGAAGGAACTGCCGGAGACGGCAAATATGTAATTCTCGGCACGGCGGCAGCCTCCAACGAGACACTGACGGCTAACTGCGTGCTGGCCGAGGACGTCACCGTGGGAACCGCTAACGACGAAACAGCGGTAGCGTACCGCACCGGCCACTTTAACAGCAACGCCCTGATTATGGACGCTGAGCACACTTTCAGCGCAGCAGACAAGGAAGCACTGCGCGGCGTGGGGATCCTGATCTCTGACGCGGTAGAAATTTAAGAAGGAGGACAGACAAATGGCTTTTAATTTTTATGATACTCACACACTGCTGGCTTCCGTCCAGCAGCTCCCGCCTCTGCACACGTTCCTTCTGGATCGGTATTTCCCGACCAATGCGGCGACCGACATTTTCGCCACCAACGACGTGCTGGTGGAATACAAGAAAGGACACAAGAAAGCGGCCCCGTTCGTGGCACCCAGAAAGGGCGGGATCACGATCCTGCGCGACGGCTACGAAATGAGGCGCTTCACTCCGTCCTATATCGCACCGAAGCGCCCTCTTACCATTGACGACCTGAGAAAGCGCGGTTTTGGGGAGGCGCTCTACCCTACCCTTACCCCTCAGCAGAGACAGGGCGTCATTATGCTGGCCGATCTGGACGAACTGCGCGGCATGAACGCACGACGCAAGGAAGCCATGGCGGCGCAGGTAATCTTTACAAACGCCTGCACTATGGACGAGTATGTGGACGACTTCGAGCACTTCGAGGAACGGGAGGTGCGCTACTTCGACGGCGCAAGCAATCCGGCAATCTATACCCCTTCCGCTGACTGGACAACGACCGAGGCGTCCGGAAAGCAGATGATCAGCGACATGGCGTCCATGATCTCAATGCTGACCTCTCGCGGGCTCCCGGCCACGGACGTGCTGGTGGCTCCTGACGTGGCCGACATTATCCTGAGCAACGAGTGGATCCTGAAGCTGCTCGATAACCGCAACTACCAGATCGGCGGCGTGGATCCTGAAACCCTTCCGGCTGGTGCGACAAAGATCTGCCGCCTGAATATCAAGGGCCACATGGTAGACGTGCTCAGCTATGAGGACAACTACACCGAAGTAGACGGAACCGTGACGCCTTATATCCCGGCGGGCACTATCGCAGTAGGCGCTCCGGCTGCCGGCCGCACGGTGTACGGCGCGATCACTCAGGTAGAGCAGGCCGACGGCGAGTTCCACACTTACACCGGCATGAATGTGCCGAAGTATCTCAGCGACGCCGCGCACGACGTCCGCGAGGTAACTCTGAAATCCGCACCGCTTTGTATGCCGAACAACGAGAACCCGTTCATTACAGCCAAAGTCGTGACAGACTAAGCACGGCAGAAAGGAGCGCAGCATGAAGAAAATCAGAGTAACCCGCGGAGGCTGCGGGATCTGCTACACCGACGCTAACGGCGTAAAACGCCATGCACTTAAAACCCCGGAAAACGGGGCTTTTGAGTGCGGCGACGAACAGGCCGACCGCCTCGTCCGTCTGGGCGTGGCTGCTTATGTCGGATCCGCTGAAAAACCCGCACAGCAGGCAGACGCCAATCTGGATCAGACCGAGGAACCGGAGCAGACAGTGAAGGGACACCTCAGTGCTGAGGATCTGGAAGGCTGGAGCTATAACGAGCTGAAAAAGCTCGCGGCTGAAATGGGCGTGGAAGTCAAAGGCAATAAAAAGGCCGACTATATCGCCGCGATCGCAGCCGAGGAAGTAGAGGCAGGCGCTGAGGACGACGAGCTGCCGCCGGATCTGGACGTCGCAGATCCAGAGTAAGGAGGCGGCCATGATAAAAATGATTAAAGGCGCTTACGGCCTGAAAATAAACGGAGTCGTTGAGGCTATGACAAGCCGATCGGCTCCGTTCTCTCTTGCCGACGCCCGCGAGGCTGAGCTTGTAGCTGCTGGCGTTGCGGTATATGTGCAGGAGCCGGACGAGGATCCGGCGTACAGCAAAATGAAAATGGCAGAACTCCGGGAAGCTGCTGCAGCGTATGGCGTAGACGCCAGCAAGATCCGGAGCAAAAAGGAAGTAATCGCCATGATCGAGGCAGCAAAGGCGAAAGCTGCCAAAGAGCCGGAGGACTAACCCGTGACCTTCAAAGAGCAGATCCGGCAGGATCTCGACACGGTATTCCTCAATCTGGATGAGTTTGCAGAGCTTCGCCGCGTCGAGGGCAAACAGATCCCCGTCGTGGTGGACAACGATCAGCTCGTTAAGCTCAAACAGGGGCAGATCCTCGGACTCGTAGAGGCCGACATGCTGCTCATGGGAAAGCAGGCGGATTTTCCGGCAGACACGGAACCCGGCAGGCTCCTGAACGTAGACGGCCGGGAAATGATCGTGACAAACTCAGGCACCGACATGGGACTCATTGAGGTAGCTCTACGCCAGAACAGAACAGGCTAAGGAGGTGCGTCATGTTACTTGTTGATAGTATCGACAATCTGGTGAAGTGGCTC